CGATGACTGATATAGAAAATGATCAAAAAGAAACTAATAAAATCATTAGAGCAATTAGCAAGAACACTTATTTAACGAACGAAATTAAGGAAGAATATAAATAATTGCGTTATTTAGCATAATTATTTGTATTTAGGTATATTGAAGGGGGACTAGCTCAGATGGTAGAGCGCTCGCTTAGCATGCGAGAGGTACTGGGATCGATGCCCAGGTTCTCCATTAAAATTATAAGTATGTTCTTATATTTATAATTTATTTTCGTCTACTTTCTTCTATGTTATTTACAGGAAAAAAGGTATAAATATTATATATAATCTATATAATGATATTGTATTTTTTATTATTTTCTCTCTGTGCTGCCTATGACCAATCCCTTTCCAAACACTTTATAAATTTATCTCAATCAACTTATTGTGTTTCTTCTCCATCCCAATGGAATTGTATTACATGCGAATCATCCATTAAACCTGAATATGTAATTGAAAATAATGGAGCTAGAGCCATTCAAGGATTTGATAGTGAAACTAACTCAATATTTACAGCTTTTAGGGGATCGTCCAATATCCAAAATTGGCTAGATAATATTCAAATATCTAAATTATCTCCGTATAATGATTCCTCTATTCAAGTAGAAAAAGGATTCTATAAAGCTTATAATTATTTAAAACCAGATTTAATAAACAACTTAGGAAGTTTATCTAAAAAGTATGGAACAACTAAACTCAGTATAACTGGTCATTCATTAGGAGCCGCTGAAGCCACTTTATTTGTATATGATATACTAAATGATTTTCATAATAATTATAATATAATTTATTTTTATAACTTTGGTAGTCCTAGGGTCGGAAATGATGAATTTGTGAAATCTTTTTCTAAATTCTCTCTTTCTTCATTTCGTGTAACCCATTATTATGATATTGTTCCACATGTTCCAGAGGAATTGTTAGGTTATTTACACATATCTAATGAAATATGGTATAATGAACAAAATTCAGTATATAAGATTTGTAATGATTTAAATAATAAAGAAGATAACAGTTGTTCAAATTCTTGCTCACCAACTCATTGTACTAGTTTAGATGACCATTTGAATTATTTGAATGTAAGTATGGGAAATGATCTATCATGTAGGTAGATGATTATTCAATTTCTTTATCATATTTTAAATTTTTATAAGGATTAAATAAAACAAATTCTTCTATATTCATTTTATAAATCAATAAATTTGGAAACCAAAAGCTAGATGAATCTGGTTGATAGACGCCATTTATATTAGCAGGTAATAAATTACATAAATTAGTTAATGCTATTTGATCTATTTTATAAAAACTAATTCTATTATTTTGGTTTTGCTTTTCTATAGGAAGTTTATCTATAGATTTATAATAATATTCATCTCTTATTATTTTTTTTAATAATGATGAACCGTCTCTTAATTCAATTTTAATATATTTATGTTTTAATAGATACTTTAAAAATCGTAAGAAATTAAATTGTTTATGAATATCAATATACCCATATGCGAATGCAAACTCATACCAACATTTTTCATTATTATTCATTTCTAAATATTCAATATCAATATCCTTCTTGATATTATTCCTTATATTTTGTGTTATATCAGGTGATAAATTTAATAAAGGTTTAATATTTTTATTTTTGTTTTTTAAAAATAATTGTTTAAAATATAGTCTATTATCATTATTTAAAACAACAAGTTTAACTTTATTTTTTGTATTCCATTTATAAATTTTGGTATCTGCTGTTTTATATGATTTGGCCACATCAAGAGTGCCCAACCAAGTTAAATTATCGGTTATACATTTTTTATGAAATTTTAAATCTAATTCATGAGAATGGTTTAAAATCTCTTGTCCAGAATATTTTTTGGATGCATAAAGACTATAATTTTTATTTAATATTTTAAAGATGGGTTTGTTTTTATTTTTAATAGTTTTATTTTTTTTTGATTTTCTGTTTTTTTTAGTATTCATTATATAATAAAATTATAATAAAATTATAATAAAATTAATTAAATATATATTTACTATATATATTAATGGACACAAAACAAGAATTAGTAAATCATATACGAAGTTGGATACAAATAGATAATGAAATATCTGAGTTGCAAAATAAAATAAAGGGATATAGGGAAAAAAAGAAAAAATTAACAGAGTCGTTAGTAGAGGTAATGAAGACAAATGAAATAGATTGCTTTGATATAAATGATGGTAAATTAATTTATTCAAAGACAAAAACGAAAAAGGCAATAAATAAGAAAACTTTACTAGATGCATTAACAAACTATTTTAAACAAGATAATGAACTGGCAAAAGAAATAAGTGAACATATTTTAAATAGCAGAGAAGAAACAATAAAAGAAAATATAAGACGAAAGGTAGAAAAATAATTTAAAGTAAATAGATTATGTATATTAATGAATAATCTATTTACTGGATTTATTAAAAAGGAAGTAAATATTATAGAAGATAATGAAATACTAAGTATAAATATTCCAAACATAAATATAGATGATACATTAGTAAATCATTATTATATAGACGAATTAAATCACGACTTAAATGAGAAGGAAATAACCAAATTAATATTGTATAGAATAAAATCTTATAATAATTTTAATTATATAGAATATTATTTACATATAATAAAATGTTTGGAAAACAAAGAGACAATATTAGAGAACTTAAAACATATAAATGGGAGAAAAAGTATAAAAGGGAATATTAAAACTGAAAATCAAAAATACACAATAATACAAGTAAGAGGGAATGATAATTTTGAAAATTGGGTAACATTATGGGATATATTAATTAATAAACATTATTATGGAGAGAAAATAGACGATGATTTAACATTATTTATTTTAAAAAATAACAAAATGGATGATTTATTTATAAAAAATAAAATATGTAAAAAACCTAAAATATTATATTGTTTAGTTAATGAAAAATATAAAAATTACATAAATAAATATAATTCAATTCAATATTGTCAAAATGAAAATAATATATTAACATGTATGAGTGAATTTAAAAGCGGATATAATGTAAGAAATATATGTTTTTTTGATGATATGAATGTAGATGAAGATTTAATTCATAATGATTATATGGTAGAGAGAAAAAATGAAGAATATCAATACATAATTAAAAATGATAAAAATATAATTTCATTTTTAAAATAATATGTATATTATATAAAATATGGGTATGATGAATATAGCAGTAATAATCATAGCAATAATAGCTATAAATTATATAGTAACAATGGTGATGAATTTTCTAGGAGTTGGTGTAGAAGTATATGGTAGTTATTTATTATGGATATTTGCTTTAATACTATTTTGGGGGATTTTACCAGGCCAAGACAATTATTTTAATGGTAGTTAAACAATTTCAAAATGACTATCTTGTTTATAAGAAACTAATATTGTTTTGATAATTTTATTTAGAATATCTGGATTCATTTTATCTTGTAAATTATCAAAAATTTCGCTTTCTAATGGATTACGATTATGTTTATTAATGAATTTATCACACCAATCTTTAACTTCTTTTTCATAAGATTCCATAATTTTCTTTTGATTATTTTTAATAACATTCGCAAGTGAAGGGGTAGATGGTTTTACATCAGGTTTAGGAATAAACACAAAGTCGGCTGTGCTTACTAAAGAATCACAAATTTCTGGTCGTCTAATATCATTGGTTTCGTGTAATGGGTCTATATTTTTAATAGGTTTTCTAGTAGGGAATGTATTATTAAATAATTTAATTATTTTTTCATTAATAGAAGGACTGGTTTCCATTAATCTATCAAATTCTTCTTTGCACATTTTTAACATATGTCCTACATGCATTCTTTCTTCCCGAGATTTTGCTAATTCAACTTTAATATTACGATAAAATTTATCCCAAGATATAGAACTAACACGATGAGCTTCATTAAGTTCACCAATTTTTAAAAATTGGGCAATGGTAGTTAATATTCCTGCAAATATATTTACAGCTCCAATACCCATTTGAGCCATAGGTCTAATATCTGCTGGAAATCTATCTTGGGCAAAGTTGGCTGTTCCAGTCAAGGTGCTCATTATAATAACAGGAATAGTAAACCATGCGTTTGTTTTGGAATATGCTTGATGAGAACGAGCATGTAGCCATCTATAACACATAGCTTTGTCAGCCCATTCAACTAATATAGTTTCATGTTCAGATTTCCATTCTTGTTCTTTAAATGAAATAGTATCATTATTTACAGCATTGTGTTGTTGTTCTTCTTCCATCGCTATATAAAGTATATTTATAAAATTATTTTTTTTGGAATTATTATCTAATTAAAATATAAATGGATGATAAATTAACTAAAGTTAAAAGTGTATTTAATAATGTAAAGGAAATGCGTTTAGAAATTTCAATATTATTTGATGGTTTAGATGGACGCATAAAAAAATTAAAAGAAATGTATAATGAATTTGTAAGTTATACAAAATCGATAAGATCTGCAGATATTAAACCGTTCATTTTTAGTTTAGATTCATTTTATTTCCAAACTAGTTTATTACAAAAAGAATATAATTATTTAAAAGATTATAATGCAACGATAATAAACCGTATGTATGGAGAATATTATAAATTATTGAAATTAATAACTGAATATGTTGATAAAAGTATGATTGATAATAAACTACATGATATTTTAAAAAATAAAAAATATCCAAAATATGATGATTTAGACGATGCTAAACATTATGCGTTTGAACTGATTTTACAGTTAAATGAAGATATAATATCGGTTGTTAATTATTTAATAAATGTTGTAAAAGATAAAGAAATGGTATTGAAACAATATACTACGAATCAAAATTATGGATTAAATGTTAACAATTTTGTGTCAACCTACAATTATGAAGTTGTGGTTTTACAGGAACAAATAAATTTGTATGAGAAATATTTAGAATTTTTTTATCATGTTCATGAAAAATTATTAAAACGATTAATTACTAAAATAAGTGTGTTGGAAGCACAACTAAATGCTGATGTAAAATTTGAAGGTGGGTTATTAAGTAAAAAGAAAGATAATAACACTTTATTTAATGATTTGAATATATCTGCACTTGATAAGAAAACAGCAAGAGATTTAAGAAAATCTATTATAGGTAATAGTCAAGCTCAAAGTCCTGAAAATTATAATGCTTCAGATAACGAAATTGAAGAATCGTTTACATCAATAGAAAAAGTGCAATCTGTATATGATGATAATTCTTATTGCCATCCAATATCCGTAACAAATTTAGAACATAAAGAAACGGAATCGGTAGCTAAACAAATTTTTGAAAGCTATAATCTAAATATGGATGAAGAAGAATTAAGTAATAATATAATACAAACAATGTCTATATCAAAATCTTTTGAATTACATAATGAACAAGAAAATGTACATGAAAATAAACAAGAAAATAAACAAGAAAATGAACAAGAAAATGTAGATATTATTCCAGATGAACAATACAATAACGATGAAGAAAATATTAACACTATAATACATGAAATAGTTGTCCAAGTAGAAGAGGTAAATGAAGAAGTAGATGAAGAGGTAGATGAAGATGAAGAAGTAGATACTATTATATCTCAAACAGACAGTTTAAATACTGATAATGTTGAATTAACAGCTAAACAAAAAAAGAACGCAAAAAAAAGACAAAAGAAAAAGGAAAAGGCACAAAAAGAGAAGGAAGAGAATGAATTATTAGATAAAATAAAAGAAGAAAGATTTGGTGTTTGAAAAGTATAAAAATGATTTTGAATTATTTTCCTTTAAGTAGTTTTAATTTATTAAATAAAAAATTGAAATAAAATATATATTGTATAATAAGGTATAATAGTAATGGAGCGTCGTATTTCTAAAAAAGTAAATGATTATATTCATAATTTCAAAAATGAAATTGTGGAAGGGATTAAAAAAATGGATCCGTCCAATCCTACAGGATTAATGAATTATATTTATCAATATGATAATTTTGAATTATGTAAGGAAGACTTTTTGAAGCGTAAGAGAGTTAAAAATATGGTACCTGTATATGAAAGATGTTGTGCAAAAAGGGCAAATGGTCAACAATGTACTAGACGAAAGAAGGATGAGTTACAATATTGTGGAACTCATAGTAAAGGAACACCACACGGAGTAATGAATGAAAGTGAAACTGTGTCAAGTGTTACTAAAGTAGAAGTAAGTGCTATTGACATCAAAGGAATTGTTTATTATTTAGATAATGATAGTAATGTATATGATACAGAAGATATTATTGCTAATAAAAAAAATCCCCGTATAATTGCCAAATATGAAAAACATGGAGAGGTATATTCAATACCTTCTTTATTTAACAAATAATAATTTAATTTATAAAAATATATATTTAAAAATAATTTTATATTTTTTATATTGGAATGAATATAAATACAATTAAAAAATCTATTCCATATTTTAAATTTTGTTATGGAAAAAATAAATTAATTAATATAATAGATTGTGAGTGTATTAATAGGTGTAAAATGGAATATGTAATTCCTCATCATGAGGCTAGACCTTTACATTTTTATACTTCTCTAAAATGTGATATAACTAATTATAATCAAAAAATAGGAAATTGCAAATGTAAAGATATATGTTTATCTAGTTTAAGTGATTGGAGATTTTATAAATTTAGTTAAATTTTACTTAAAAAAAAGAACTGTATTTAATATATTCAAATGAATAATGAACAATTTGAACATATTAAATTATTTTTAAATAAATGTAAAATTATTGTTGATAATTTAAATCAATTGGATGGTATGTTAATTCCCAGAGAAATATTAATAGATGGCGAGATTTATAAATCTGTCAAAGAGGAAATATCAATACTTAAACAAATATTTAATTCATCTTATTTAACAAGTTTACAATCTACTGCTGAGGAAAACCAAAGATGGCCTTTATTAAATTTAATTAGACAAGTTTTAAAATCATGTCATTTTAAAATGACACCTAAAAGAATAAGCAGTGGATATACGAAAGATGGGAAAAAAATTTATAAAAGAATGTTTATTATTGAAAAACTAAATCAAACAAAATCTTCAGGTTCTTCTTTAGGTTCTTCTTTAGGTTCTGCTAATGGTTCACAATTAGAGTCGTCCGATAATTGAGTTTCAATCAAATGTATTTCTTCTTCAATAACAGTTGAATTATTTTCTATATCAGGTAATTCCGATTGAATTATATTTTCTGTTATTTCTTCTTTTGGAGTGATATTTTCTGTTGTTTCTTCTTTTGGAGTGATATTTTCTATAATATTTGTTTGTTCTTCTTTTCTCTCTTCATCAATAATAATATATTCTTCAGGTTCTTCAATAGCAACATCATCCTCTTTTAGTTCTTCGATTTGTGGTGATACCACCATTACTTTATCTGGATCAACATCATTAAATTGAACTTTATTTTTTAAATATGCACTGTAGAATACATTTTTCTTTGTATTTACAGTGGAATATACATCAGATACTTTCAACCCCATAAATAATAAATTAGTTAATAAAACAGTAACAGTTTTACTATCAAAATAATGATTAAATATAACAATGGAGCTAAATATTGCATTTAATATGAAAGACCCAGTAGATATATATCCCGCTTTTTGATAATATCCATCATAATCCCATATTTTTTGCTTCTTGTCTGTAGATAATTTTGTTAATGCTTCTCCTACAGAATCGTTATCTACTGGAGTGAACCTATTTACTTCTAAATAATTAATAAGTTTATTTTCTCTCTTCACTTCTACAAAATATAACATTAAGAATGTAAGCATAGTAATAACATTAAAAGATAAAGCTGTTTTTGATAATCCATCTTCTCTATTTATATTTTGACTAATGGAACAAATATCTCCTCCACATTTTTGAGGAACAAATATGACCAAAAAAGCACCCATTAATACTCTATAAATTTCTAATAATAATGTACTTGCTACATTCATTCTTTGTTGGAAATCTTGATCATTTGTTTTTTCTTTAATTTGGTCGAATATAGAGGGTCGTTTTGTAGAAGTAGATGTTGAAATTATTTTTTCTGCGTCTAATTCAACATCGTCAGTTTTAATTATTTCAGATTCACTCATTATAAATTATTTTAATATTAAATTTTTAATATAATTATAATTTAAATGTTTAATTTATTTCGTATTTTAGCTTTATATCTTTTATTTTCTCTCGTAAACACAGAGACTTATTGTCCTGTAGTTAATAATAAAGGACAAGATAGGAGAGAAAATAAAAATAATGTAAGAATTATGCAATATAATGTTGAATGGTTGTTTTTGGATTATTATAAAGCAGCTGATTGTCCTGGTAATGGTTGCACATGGAAAAATGAAAGTCATGCAATGGAACATTTACAAGAAGTAGCTAATGTAATCAATAAGTTTAATCCTGATATTATAAACTTATGTGAAGTGGAAGGATGTGATGAATTAAATACATTAAAACAAAAATTAAATTCAAATACTTACGAGTCTTACATGGTTCAAGGTAGTGATACCTCAACCGGACAAAATGTAGGTATGATTAGTAAAATAAATCCAATTATCGATTTATATAGAAATAATGACAGATTCGAGTATCCTATAGACGGAACCAAATGTTCTTATAATAGCACTGGAACAGAAGGAATAAGTAAGCAATATATAACTGAATTTGTGTTGAATGATATAAATATAGCAATGATGTCTCTTCATTTATTAGCTTTTCCAACTAGAGAAGATAGATGTATAGAAAGAGAAGCTCAAGCAAAGGTAGCAGAAAAGATTATTCAAAGTTATGTAGAGAGAAATTATGAAATAATTGTATTAGGAGATTTTAATGATTATGACCCGAATATTTTAGATTTAAATAATGATATACCAATATCTCAAGTAATTGATATAATAAAAGGGAATCATAATGATAAATATACACTATATAATGTAAATGAATTAGTCGAACAAAAAAATAGATATAGTAATTGGTGGGATAAAAATAATAATTGCTATTCTACAAATGATGAGTTAGTTTTAATAGATCATATATTTTTAAGTAAAGGATTATTTGATAATGTTTCTAATATTAGTATTTATCATGGCTATTATGAAGATTGTGAAAGAATAGATTCGGACCATTTTCCTATCATATTAGATATATCTATTTAGTGAAAGTAACTGAATAGAGAATCAAAAGGTTAGTTTTTCTTCTAGTAAATATAATTTATCGTCAATATTTAATAATTTCGAAAACAATTTATTTTTATCGAATACAATTTTTTTTCTAATATACTGGGGTATACAATGCCAAATAGTATTTAACATTATTTTAAAGGGTATGCTATTTTGGTTAATTATAATAATTTTTTGTAAATTTTTACTATAAAAACTATCTAAAAAGTTTACTATTTTCATTCCAAATGAAGGTGAAGCTAAATGTTTAAACCCAAATTGTGCACCATCAAATACCCATACCCATGTTTTTGTTTTTATTTTTGAAATTTCTAGTTGCATATGTTTTACAAACCCTTCATCATCATCATCATTATAATATTTTGACTTACCAATACAACTATAGAAATATGCTTCACTTAAAGTTTTATTTATACTTAGTAGATGAAATGAATGTGAATTTGGATTATAAAAGCATTTTTCACATGTGGTTTTAATGTCAAATTTAACTCCAGGAATGTAATTCTCGTATGTCATACTATATTGACTAGTGTTTGTGTCCTATTATTCTTATTTACAAAGAGTAAATAAAAATAATTTAATTTCAATTTTTATTTATAAAAACGAAGCCCTAAGTGAGAGTAGATATATGTGTGAATATATATAAATGCGACGAAGTCGCTAAAGAACTACAGCCGTCGGCAGACAGAAAAGAAAAAGTTGAAGTGTATAATGTAGAAAGGAGGTGGTAAAAAGAAGAATAAGAATGTTAAGTTTAAAATTGAGTAGAGAGATATATAAAGAGGTATTGTTGGATGTAGTAGGGTGTTTGAGTAGAAGGTCGGGTATAGATGAGAAGGAGATATGGTTGTGGTGTTTGGAGGAGAAGGAAATAGTGAAGGATGAGAAGGATTTTGTAGAGAAGGATTTTGTAGAGAAGGATTTTGTAGTGAAGGATGAAAAGGATTTTGTAGTGAAGGATGAAATAGTAAAGGAAAGTGGATGTGTATTACCATGGTGTGGAAAAGTGAATGAGTCATGTTGTAGAGCATTAAAGTTGAATAATGGACTACATACACAATGTAATCGTTTAAAAGGAAAAGAAAATTATTGTGGAAGTTGTATAAAGTTAATTGAAAAAAATGGAGGAAGCGCTCCTTATGGAACTGTAGATGATCGTATGAAATGCGATATATTAGATTATATAGATCCAAAAGGAAAAGCGACAATACCATATGCAAATGTGATGAAAAAATTAAATATAAATAAAGAAGAAGCATTAAAAGAAGCAAAAAGATTAGGAATAAGTATTCCAGAATGTCATTTTGAAGAAAAGAAAGGAAAAAGAGGAAGACCATCAAAGGGGAGTGCGGCAGATGATACGGGAAGTGAAACATCTGACGGTGAAAAAAAGAAAAGAGGTCGACCAAAGAAGACAAAAGAAGTAGTAAACAACAATGCAGGTGAAGATCTAATAGCAAGTCTATTAGAACAAGAGAATATTAAAGAAGAAGTAGTAGAAGAAGTAGTAGTAGAAGAAGTAGTAGAAGAAGAAGAAACGAAAGTAATAAAATTCGAAATAGACGGAAAGACTTATCTAAAATCAGAAGATAATGTGTTATATGATTTTGAATCGCATGATGCCATAGGATTATGGAATGAAATAACAAAAAAAATAGATGAGATACCAGATGAAGATGAAGAGTAGATGTATAAATTTAGATATAGATGTAGTTAGTTTAAAAAAATGTAATTAAATAAAGTATTTTTTATTGTAAGCGATATCTGGTTATGTAACCGATTTCAGGTTATTGAAGCGTAGCAATAGTAATGAAATACTTAAATAATAGAATGAATATATTGGCCTTTCTGTTTCTTGAAAATGAAAGAGTGTAGTATATATATATA